ACTTGCAAAGTATATTTTGTACCTTCTAACAATCCAGGGTCTTGCTGTATCATTCTGTAAGTAATTACTTCGCCATAAGAGGGAATGTCAGCATTAATTGTTTCCCAATCCATTACAACATTAAAGTTTTCATCAGTGGTTTCTTCATGCCTTTGATGTTGAACGATTACATTACACTTCGCACAATAGAACTCTAACTCTTTACTTGCAAGGTCATAATTGACCGTTTGAACAATGTAATTGTCATTCTTGATACTTACTACCTCGCCACTCTTTAAATCGCTTTCAAGGGGAATTAAACCCTCAAAGAACGCTTCACGAACACCGACATTATAGACAGAATTAGTTGACCGCTTAATTGATACTTTAGTTTGAAAAGGAGTAGGTCGTTGAATAGTGCAATCCATTCCTTTTGATTTTAAGAATTTTTTAGCATAACTCAAATCTACCAACCCCTTTTCGGATAAGTAACTGTAAAGCTGTTAAATGTAGGAATACTATTAGGAGCAATTTCTTCAAGGATTTTACCAATAAATCTATTTCTTTCTTCTTCAAATTCAGCTTTTCTTTTGCTCCAATCACTTCCTAATTCATAACTTCCATGCGGACCTGTTTCTTTTTTAGGCAATCTTGCACCCATAGAAGGGCATAAGAGTATACAACATTCAAGCACGACAACATATTCAAGGTAAACTCTTAAATCACCTGTTAGAGTAGCATAATCAGCTATTTGTGAGATTATATTTGCTTCTGCAAGCGTGATAATATCTGGTGAGTTCAATAAATCATCGGGAAGATAGGCATCATCGACACCCATCTTATCCCTAATTCTTTTTTCCCAATAATCGTTTTTCAATATCCTATTTTCCATAGGGGTCACCCCTATTATTCAAGTGTCATTATTGCAGACGACTTCTTGAGTATTTTTCTGAAACCGCTATTTTCGGAAACTGTCATTATCTTAGTTTGGTTCTTAATGAATGTATCAGCTTCGTTGATAGTTGAACCAAGTTCGAATATTTCCTCAATTGCAGACTCTCTGTTTAATCCGTAAAGAGGCACTTTGCCACCGATTTTTTCAACATGAGGGCTATACAACAATGTAACATTTGTTACAAGATTTTGCGGCAATGTAACAGCAACATTTAATCCATTTGCAAGCAAAGCGTCCATTTTGGAAGCAACATCTCCAGCAGGATATAACACTTCAAGTATTTGCAATAATCCATCTTCGTTAGAAACTACTGTATTACAAGCTCTTGGATAGAATTTCAATAGGAATTTTATCCATGCAGTTCTTGTCAATGAAGCAGAAAATGCACTATCAAGGTCTTTTGCTTTGTAGCTTGTAGCAGCATTATTGTTTCCGTCACCATCTTTTATAACTGATAAAATTTCAGCTACTTTGTTGTCAGCAGCTTGTACGCCTATTTCCTGTAAATGAATATTGAATACATCTAAAGTCATTCTTCTTAATGCTTCGTAGGAAGCTTCGATTGCACGACCATATTTGTAGATGTTGATTGCAGATTCACCAAGTTTTAACTTAGCAACAGGCAATTCAGCAGCTTCGGTTATACGTTTCATTTGAGTTGCTTTCTTGTTGTTAGCGTCGTCTAAATCTAAATATGCAGCTTTGTAAGTGTTGCTATCTATCGGAGTTCTTGCTGCTATTAAATATTTGAACACAGGATATTCAGTCATAGCCTGAACTAAAGTTCTTGCAATATATTCAGGGAACAATACCTTGTTTTCATTTGTTCTATAAAAAGCTTCAACCTTAGAAGCAAATATATTCTTGTCAGGAATTGACTTTGTAAGAATACCAGCTTCTTTCATTAATCTTTCAAAAGCGTCAAGGTTGCTGCCTTCTTGTGTAGGGTCTAAGCTTTCCAAATAAGATGATAAAGTCATTTCTTTGGAATGAGCCTCTCTGTATAAGTCACTTGTTAAATTTTGTAAAGTTATTTTTTCGTTAGCCATATTATTCATCTCCTCTCAATCTCTTACGATTAACCAATAAACACAGTTACAGCGTTTACGTCAGCAGTATCATCAACTTCTACCGCATAAGCACCATTTACAGCAGTTGCCACTTCGCTAACAGCACCTGAACCATTTACAACCAAATAATCATTTGCAGAAGGCAAAGCACCCGAAACACCCGGCACACCTTCTCTAAATCCTGCAAACTGAATTGTCATATAATGGTCATCCTCGTATTTGTCAATAATTCCCCTTAAAGCGTCTCCCGCGTTACCAAAACCGAATAATCCGTCTCCTTCGCAAGTTACAGCCAATCCCTCAACAGCAGCAGCACCAGAAGCCAAAGCAACAGCACTTACTGAACCTGCTGCTTGAACTGTCACATATTTTGCGCCTATTCTTTCAAAACTTAATCCACCTCTTGCCATGTAAAAACACATCCTTTCTTTTCTTAAAAATTATTTTTTGGCAATAAAAAACCGCCATTTAGAATAGCGGGTACTTCTTGTTTGTTATTTTCCTACTTTAAAAGCATCGTCAGGAATTTTTTTGTTTAATCCTTCGCCAGCTTTTGGGTCTGTATGTCTGCCAGCAGGAATAGCATTTTTAGCTTGTGTTTCAAAATTAGCCATAATATCCTTAATTGCAGAACTTTCCATTGTTGATAATGTAACTTTCCATGTTTCGGCTTTAAATTCATTACCCATGGCACGAACACCCATTGCGATAGTGTCATCAATTAACTGTTTTCTGTATTCTTGACCTTCTTTAGCAAGGTTAAGTACATTGTCAGCAGTTAATTCAGTGCCTAATTTTTCTTTTACTGTTTCCTTTGACAGAAATTCTTCTGTACTATCTAATTGAGCCATAACAGGTTCAACGGAAGCTTTTATTTCTTCAACCTTGTTGTCCCATTTTTCAGCCAATTGGTTTAATATTTCACTTGCATCATCAACAGTCAATTTTTCTGTATCTTCAACACTCATGCCAAAGTCTTTAAGCATTTTTTGTAATTTCTCATTCATAAGTTTTTTAACTCCTTCCTTTCTCCCTTCATCAATTCCGCCTAAATTGTGAACTTTCTTGTGGTCTGATTTTTTAACCATAGTAAGAATATTGCCATTGTGATATTTATTTAAAAACGCTGTATTGTCTGGTAATTCTTCTTTATCACCTAATACAGCAAAATTACCTGTAGGCAATTCAATTATGTCTCCATCTTTTGCCTGCGATACCATTGCACCGGGATAAGCACCATCCCAAACAATAGATTCCTCATATAAAGCATTGTTGTTATAAGGAATTATGATTGAAGGAGGCATTGCCGTAACTGTACAAGTTTTAGTTGTACCGTCTGCCATTTCATACTTTACACCACGATAATGACTACATTTACCACCAAAATAATTCATTCCACATATAGAACAAACCATTGTATCTGTACTAAAACTAATTGATGTATCTGATAATATGCCTGTTTCAATTTTCTTAATTAAAGCATTTGCGGATATTCCGTCAGTAACTTCATCATCTCTAAAAATGTATTTAGACAGATGTAATTCAACTGCTTCGTCAATTTCTGTACTTGCTTTTATTTCACCGTCAAATACTTTTCCATAGGGAATACCTTGAATTCCACCCCAACTACTCCAATTATGGTTTAACATAAAAGAAACGCCTTTTTTAGCGTCGTCTGCCATTACTTGCAATAATTCCTTGCTTATTCTTGTATATCTATTGGGAATTAACATATCCCCGGCAGACTTACCACTAAATGCAAATACTTCATCAGCCGATAAAGTTCGTTTAGCAAGTTTATTTATTTTCGCCAACTGTTCTTCTGTTGGCACTCCAAATTTACTCATCATTCTCACCGCCTTTCTTTTTAGATTTCTTTACTTTTTTACCAAAATGCTTTTCTTCTTCGGCGCAATATTCTTCACAAATGCAACCCTTACAGTCAAAGCAATCGTGTAATTCTTTTTCTTTATTTTTTAGCATTGTCGGATTGTCGTTTGTTCCCCGAATGTTTTTCATCAACAATTTTGTTCTCACCTCCAACACTAAATGAAGCTTTAATTTCAGCTATTGGTCTATCACTTACAGCTCTTTCAGCTCCCATGACTTCTTGCGCTGCCAAATCACCATCAACCCATCCCATCAATTGAGCTACTGCATAGAATTCTTGTTTCATAAGTTCAACTGTCATTCGCTGTTCTTCTGAATTCCAGTCAATAGTATTATGCTTAAAATGCGGTATAGCTTGTTCGCCATTTACCCTTAACCATAATCTTGCTATTTCTTCTATGATACGTTTTGAACCTCGTTGACAAGATTGTATTCCTGAACAATAAATACGGAATTGTACGGTTCCCCAGCTTTCAGTAATTCCGGTATTCCTGTTCATAAATATAGCCATTTGCTTTAAACCGGAAAGAGTTTGCGTATCAACTAATTCGTTTATCGCCCTAACATCAAGACTTCTGCCTGCATTTGCTCCTTGATTCATATTAATTGTTGAATCGCTTGTATGAATATAATCACTATCAGGTTCCATGCTTTCAAGATTTCGTCTCATACGATTAACATTGTCATCCATCCATTCCATTAGCTTTTTAGGGTCATTTCTAACATTAGCAGGACACATTTCAAACAATTTCTCTATATCTATTGAAACGTCAATTTTCGGATAACCTTGATGATGTAAAACGGCTTGCAAGTCTTGGAATATCTGCATTTGAAAATCTATTGCTTGTAAAACAGGAGATAGATTTAATGTTCCTCTTGGGTCGCCAATATCAGGGTCGGCAGGAACCCAAAAGAAATTAGCATGTTTTCTGTCAAGGTAAACTTTTTTATGCTCGTTATATTGATACGGAACCCATGTTTTACGACCGTCTATCTCTTTTAATTCCCATTCGATTGTTTGCGGTTTTACAGGGTAAATATCATAAATATCTTTTCTATCAGGCGTTACTTCGGCTTCAACGCCCATAGCACCTAATAAAAATGAGCTATAATGCAATTGGTCTACCAATCCATCAAGCCCACTATTTGATATTTCATTTACTCTTGCAGCAAATTCTCGCCATTTATCATCTAAGTCTGTTCTTTTTTTCCCGTCAAGTCCATAGAAATTCATTTCATGCCCTTGGTTAGCAAGTCTTACAAAATTCCATACAGCCATTGAAACATCAGGATTAACCCTTTTTAGAAATTCAACAGCAGCAGTTTCCTCCGGAATACTTCTTAAAGTTTTAAGCACATCACCTGTCCTTGAACGGTGAGGGGATAGAGTAGAAGAATATCTACTATTAACAGCAGTTTGTCTGCCTGTTGGCAAGGGTTCATCCCTTGTTCTTGCTCTGATTCTTTTAAATAATCCCATATTCATCACCACACTTATTGCAAACTTTTTATTGTATTTGAAATGCTTACAATACTGATTGCCAAATCTTCAACTTTTTTCATATCGCCTTTTTTCAAAGCTTCTTCCTGTGCTTTTTCAAGCATTGCTATTTGTTTTAAATAGATTTCTTTCAGTTCCATATTTTAACCTCCAAAACTTCTAATAAGTTTTCGCCATTTTTCTCGCCATATCTCAATATCAAAACATTCAACTGCGATTTCACGATTACGCTTTGCAAATTTTTGCATAGTATCAGGATTTTTTACTAAGTAGTCAATCTGTTCTCCTAAATCTTCGTGATTAGGTTCGTAAATTAAGCCGTTATAACCATGAATAACCGCGTCACCTAAACCACCAACAGGAGTTGTTATTATTGGTAATCCACAAGCCATACTTTCTAATAAAGATAAAGATAAACCTTCACTTGCCATTGTAGGAACAACCGATATATCTGCATTCTGATACATTTCAGGCATATCGTCCATTTCTTTATGAGTGAATGTTACGTTTGTATGCTCCTTATTGCCATTAATATATTGAAGTTCCGCCAATTCATCTTGTGCTTGACCGACAAGTGTAAAATTATATTGAGGATATTTTATAAATGCTTTTGTTATCTCTGTACTTCCTCTTAATGCTGTCATTCTTCGTGGGAATATTACATTTATTCCTTCCCATGATTTTTCTTTAGGAGTGAATTTTTTAGTATCAACATAGTTATAATTTATCTGTATTTTTCTTTCTGCGCCCGGTTCAATAGCTTGTATTACTTTTCTTACATTGCTATCAACACTTACCACAACATCAGGAGCAGTAAAACCATATAATTGTCTGCGAAAATATTCTTTTCTTTGGTCGTCAGTAAAATTATTAATTATCCTATTGCCTTGTATATTGTCCCAAAAGATACCATGACTTATAGCAATACAAGGGGATAATGCGTTAGGATAAGCCAAAAATGTGGCGAAATAAATACGCAAATCTGCTATTGCTGCATATTCATTAAATCGCCAATTCAAGTCAGTGCAAGTATGATATTCCCATGGAGCGTTTGATGGTATCATGAAAAATGTTATTCCTTTGTATTCTTTAGTAAAAGGCTTGTCAGCGCCATAAAAGGGTTGATAAACGGTTACTTCGTGATTCATGCCAATAATAGTTTCACATAAATCAACTAAGTAACGTTCAGCTCCGCCGAATATAATCCTGTCTGTTCCTTTAACTTTCTCTCCGTTAATTGTTCGTGTTACCTCTTTGCAATCCTGATAAAA